CCGGAAGTGCCACCAAAAGTACTACCGAAAATATTGTCGGAAACACCATCGGAAGTACCACCAAAAATACCGCCGGAAGTATCACCAAAAGTACCGCCGGAAGTACCACCAAAAGTACCGCCGGAAGTACCACCAAAAGTATTACCGGAAGTATCGTCGGAAATACCACCGGTAGTGTTACCGGAAGTGTCCTGGAAAGATATGTTTTTTGGCAGGCTTTTGTCAGTGGGTAATATAAGATATGGGGTTGACTATAGTAATATTTGTTTGATCGGCCCAGAGGAAATTAGAAGGTCCAAATATTTTATTGTAACCAACAATGTATATTTATGGGCCACACCTGAATGTAATGGTGCGGAAATAATTATTTATAATAATGCCTTGGTAAATATTACTGTTTCTGGTATCAGATTTTGTTATGTAATCTTTCCCAAAATTGCCCAAAAATTAGTTTTTTTGGAGCCTATACTACAATGGGTTGTTATCCATTAATTAATGGGAATTTTGGGCCAGAAGATCCTAAACTACCCTGTAAATATTTACGGAACTGGTGTAAATCCATGTTATACTCCTGTCTTAAATTGTCCGTTAGACGACGTGAAGAATAAAAATTGGTCAGTCTACCATCCGACATGATGATGGGAAATTTGATCTGTCTTCCACAAGTACAGAGATCATATCTATATTCGATTTGTGCCATCCTATATTTAAGATAGGATTTTATGGAGAATTAGAAGGCATGTTGGCATATTTAATCAGTTCTGATAAATTTTCAGAATTTTTGATGTCCTTTTGGGCATCTTTTTTGGGTGAAAAAGCACGTTCTATATAATGGTCCAACGCTGGTATGTTCGAATGATAGGTGATCGAGAATGGACTGGACTTCCGATCGCTCATGGTGGCGACATTCTTTATTTTTTTTTCAATCTCGATCAGACGGGTTTCCAGGTTTAGAGTTTTCTTATATGTGGGCATCAGTATCCGTTTAATCTCCCAAAGGTCGTCCAAAAAGTAATAGAAGGTAAAAATGATCACTATAATAAAAATAATAATAAAGAATACTAGAAAATTATTAAATTTCATTATTTTCCATAATATTATATATTCTTTGAGTTATTTATAACTTATTTTACGTATTATAATGATCAGGATGATTAGGATGATCATGAGCAGGATGACCAATATCAGATAAAGTCCCAATGAAAGATAGGCGTGTGGTTTGAGGCGGCTTTGTACATTCTCGGCTATTGGTTCCAGGATATACTGTCGAAACTTGGACTCTAGATTGATCCTGGCCAGGATGTTCTCCAGGAAGGAGTCGAACATAGGTCCAACGCCTGTATTAATTTTTTGGGATTTATTTTTTTTTTCCTCCATTTATACTATTTTGGAGAAAATAGAATGTCATCCGAATCTAAATATCCTCCAGGTCCCTTCGTTCGGAGGGTAGTGGAGCGTTTACCACGTCGTTTTTTGGTGTCCGGTTTTTCGGTATCCGATTTTTCGGACTCTGGAGCGTCCGAAATTTTGACATCCTGGTGTTCCTCAGGTTTATGTTCTTCCTGGACCATTTCGGGAGGACGGGTACGTTCGGGGGAACGGCTGCGCCTTTCACGGAATTGTTTTCTTCTGGCCTCGCTCTCCTTACGACGTTCTTCCATATACTTTTTGATCTCCTCAATATCAATACTTTTAATCTTATCCTCCAAAAGATCTTTGTTGTCAATAATATGTGCCATCTCTTCTACTTTGAGCGCATCATTCTTGCGTAGTTCAGGTTTTTCACGTTCCAGTATAATTTTGATGGCCGAACGATAGAGACGTGCCGTATTTTCATCCACCTTCAGGGCATCCATGATCTTTTGGACGAAGGATCGGTATAGTTCGTCCACTTTTGGGTTACGTGCCCTCCTATATCTTTTACGAAAATGGGAATCACGGGCAGGTTTACGGCCACCTACCTGTTGATTTTGGGACTGATATTGTTCTTCCAAACGTGAAATTTTTTCCAAGATGTTATTACTACTATATTCTGATCTATTCTCCGAGGTTTCCGAGGCCTTTGAGGCCTCAGAAGAAAAATATTGTCCCAATTTTTTGATGGACTGGACAATCCGGGTAATTTTAGTCTGTTCTCCCTCGGACATTCCTTTTAATAATTCTAAAAATTGGTTATTAACCTTAAGATGATAATTTTGGACGGTTTCCAGAGCTCTTTTATAAGGTGTTTTTCCCTGACATGTTTGTTGTAAAGTTTGGTGGAAATTACCCTCCTGTTTCATTTTTTGGATCCCCTCAAGGTCCAATCGGGCGGCATAACTACATAGTCTTTCAACAGGTTCCTCATTATCCTGCATTAACTTATCAATACATAATAAAATTTATATAATCTTAGAATAAGAGTATATAAATAATGGAATATGATATTATTGTGGTCCTAATTGTTCTAGTCCTTCTTGTACTATTAATCTATTATATATCACAGGGAACATGTGGGATCCGTGAACATTTGTCCCCCGTCTCTAAATACAATGGTCCAACGGTTAGGAATTCTGCGGCAAATGGTGAGTTTACCTATAAGAAGAAAAAATTTGTCAAAAGGGACGCCCAAAAGGTAAAAGATATGTTTAATGTTGATCAGATGTTGCCCAAGGAGGTAGAAAATGAATGGTTTGATATTGAACCTTTGATCAGTCCCAAGAGGATTCGTAATGTACATCTAATACATCCCAAAGAATATATGGGTGTTAACACAGTGAGCAGCTCCCTCAAAAATGCTACCCATGACATCCGGGGTGATATTATTACCCCAAAGATTCCTGTTTCACCATGGGGAAATTCAACCATCGAACCTGATACCAACCTGCGCGGACTCTGTAAGAACTAAACGTGCAAAATCTGGATTATTTTCCATAATCCAGTCGAGAAAAATCTCGAAGGTTAGATTTTTAAAAATTTCTGGCCGATAGACCGATTGATAGAGACGGTAGACATAGTCAATAGGATCAATTGTATTGTTTTTGTCCATTATATTTGTAAAGGGTTTTATTTTTTAAAATAGCTTGTCCGGATGGCCAGGTTGCGGAACTGCTCTATCATTTCTGGATTAATGGCCATGTTACTTTTATCATTACGGAGCAGACAGTTAAAAAGATAATCAACCGTAAATAGATCATAGATGGTATCTTTATAGGAATATTGGAAGCGGATTGCCGGGTCCATATTTTCATATTCTTTGATGGTGGGGATGGCCAATGGGTCCCGTGTATAGTTGGTATAGAGCGGGGTATCCCCCATGACCCAGTCGGGTAGACAAATTTTATCCTTATTATAATTCTTTCTACAAATCAAAGAGCCCAGATAGTTGCATCTTTCGGGTAGACCTTCGATCACAAGACTGGCACCCTCCGGGATCTGTAGATCATCCTCCGTGTCCTCCATATCCTTTGGTACTCCTTTAGTCGTATCCTGCAGTACTCCTTTAGTCGTATCCTTCGGTACTCCTTTAGTCGTATCCTTCGGTACTCCTTTAGTCGTATCCTGCGGTCTTTGGCCATTAGTTTCCGAACTTTCTAAAGTGAAGTTGAACACTAAGCTATTCTTTTTATATCCAAAGATGGTAAACTGATTTTCTGCGGCCTCCTGATATCTTTGTGCAAAAAGAACTTCTAATTCTTCCAAGGTTGTAGGTAACATTTCTGGGTATAACAAAGTTTCATAGTCGGGCATAATGTTGCCATCACATTCTAAATGGATAAAATGTGAAATTCCACGTGGTCTGATAATTATGTTCTGATTAGTATGATCAGTGTGACCAATAGGATAAGATTCTCCACGGTCGGAAGGATGTAGCGAAATCTGATAGACATATTCATGTTCCTTGTCCGCCTCATCAGTGTCCATTTCGTGTAGAATCTTATCCATAATGCTGCGTATTTGTTCCATTTTGAGGATATCATTTGGATCTTTCGGATTTTTTAGATCATTTTTGTTCTCATTTTTTAATTTTTGGACTTTTTTTCTATAATATTCTACCAATTCTAACAATTCATTATAATAAAAATATTTGGGGGAAAGGTCATTCTTGAGATGACTCATATATTTAATCATTTGGACCAATACTTTTTCATAAGACCTTTTGGACAGATTAGATAGATCATTCCTATTCATAATATGTTGGAGAACCTGGATATATCCGAGCAATTTTTCCAGGAAGACATAAGTCTTGATGGAATTATCATAACGTTGCCATCCGGACTCCAATAGATCCAATGGATATTTCTCCTGGAACATTTGGGCTTTCTCCGGATATATTTTGGTTAAATCCTCAATAATGGTTTTTTTCCAATAAAGATAAAGGCATTCCATTTTAACACGATAGAGTGCAAACTCTTGATGAACTTTTTGGATACTTTCAAAAGGTATTTTAATATTGTTGCCCGTAAAGAGTTGGGAGATTTTTATTTTATTGGATTTTTTGGCAAGCATCTCCGCATAGGAAATTTTGGATGTAGGAACCGTCCTCTCTGCTGGGTTTTTTCCGCCTACAATTTTTTTACGGTTGATTTTTTTTTCCTCTTTACATGGCAATGCTGGGAACAGATCATCAAATTGCATATCTTCATCGGGGACATCATAGATTTCCTCCTGACTAAAAGTTTTGGAAATTTGGGTAGATGTTTTTTTTGGATTAATAGGCTCCTCATCGGAGGAATCTCCTGTGTTTATTTTTTCGATGAGATCTTTAAGGGAGATCATTATACCTATATATCATCTAGTATAATTATATCGTTTGGAAATCAAATTTTATCTAAACGTCACTATTACCCTTAGTACGTTTTAGATAAAATCTTTCTTTGACCGGACGTTTACTTTCGATCTTTTTAACCAACTGGTTGACCGTCCTTTCATTGTTGAGCGATTCCATCAGGGCATCCTTGATATTGTCCTCTTTATAGGGCATCTTAGCAATACTACGATATTTATAGACACGTCCCCGCAAACGATTTTGTTGGGGATCAAAAACATCGATCTTTTCATTCTCTAACCCCAATTTGTCCAAAGAATCTATGATTTCTTTTTCCAACTGGAGTTTTAGTCTCTTTAATTTTTTAGCCTTTTTGGAAAAATCACGTATCTGATCGTCCAGATCGAGCCATTCTATAATCTTTTTTTTAAGACGTTTACGCGTCATTATGGGCAAATTAGACTGATCTGCATTCTCCATCTATTTTTTTATCTATAATTAAATTTTAAATATAATAATATAGATCGAAGCGTAATTCAATACATGGATTAACCGTAAGGCTAAAAGTAGGAAGATAAATACGATAATAGTCGACAGGTTTCAATAATTTCATGCCCAACTTATAATAGGGCAGATAAAAATAAACAAAATGTGCTATCGGTTGTTCCGGGTATTTAAAAAAATCATCCTCATCGGAGGTCTCTGAGGAATCATCCTCATTATGCCCACCGCTTTGTATACGTTCGACCAGGTCCAAAAGTCGTTTCTCAAGATCTTCGGGAAAATGTGAATCTAACCTAACCAGAGTAAAATTTACCCGATTTTCCTGGTTACGTTTTTCTGTTACCCGAAAATGGGTTAGCTCTTTCTTATTACTATTCTCAATAGTAAAATAAAAATTTTCCAAATAGTTTGAAAAATGTTCCGATAGTTTCCGATAGATTTTTTTTCCTGCATTAAATGCATTTTTGGCCAGAACAGTAGTTTCCACCGATCCGGTCACATATGGGTTGATTAATCGGTAGCTTGATCTAGTTGACATTTCCTAAAATTATCCAACAAAAAAATTGTTATATTAATTTATTAATTTAAAATTAAACCAGAAATATAGGGATAATGGTCAAACGTAAGAACAATTTTGTGACCCATCCCGACAACCATATTCTTGAGGTTAAAACTACACAAACAAGCGCCTTTAAACAGGCCATCGAAAGGATAGCAAACGTTATATCTGAATGTTGTATTGTTTTCCAATCATCGAAAAAGGAAAATAATAAGAAAAATAATAAATCATCAAAAAGGGAAAAAAAGGAAAATGATCATCAAAATAATAGTAAAAATGATGGTATCCAAATAGTGAGACTTTCTGAGGATAAAACTATTTTAATCAATGTACAAATGGACGCCCAAAATTTTGAATATTTCCAGTGTAACGAACCTAAGATAGTTGTCGGAGTGGACCTACAATATCTACATAATTCGCTCAAAATTATTAATGATGATGCTCCCATTGTTATCTATATGATGCACGATAACCGGAGTACTCTCTATATCAAATGTCTTAATGAGTATACAGGCAGCACCGAAGAAACACTCATCGAGATCAACCTTATGGATATAGCCAACCATGAGATGCCCTTACCTCGTATGGAATTCCAAAATCGCATCACCATTTCTTCGGATAAATTTCATAATATCTGTAAAAATTTAAACAATAGTTCTACCTATGTAGAAATTACCTCCATCAATAACCAGATCTCGTTCCGTGGTCAAAATGAAAATGGTAAAATAACTATGACTTATAAAGATACTGAATTTTCCAACTGTTATCAGGACTCCAATCTAGTAATCCAGGGAGTCTATGAACTAAGGAATCTCATCTATTTTAGCAAATGTAGCAAACTCTGCAACAAAATACACCTTTATCTCAAAAATGATTTCCCATTGGTCCTCTCTATATCGATCGCCTCTCTGGGTAAAATGTACGTTTTTATTTCACCCGTAGATCCCGTGGAAAATATCCGCCAAAACGATAATTAGAAAATTTTTATAGTTACTATAATTAGAAAATTTTCTAATTACGATAATTAGAAAATTTTTCTAGTTACGATAATTAGAAAAATTTTCTAGTTACCGTTTAAAACCGTTCTGACGGTTAACATTTTTGATCTTATGGATAATGAATTCCTTGTTAAAATCACGCTTCTGGTTGATGGACTGATAGATCATGGACTCACCTTTGATCATTTTGAGCACGTCCAAGGGCAATAAATTTACAAAACTATCGCGTGTCCTCTGTGGCGATCCGTCCCATATTTTGATCAGGTTATATATTTTACCATTTTCTGTTACAGTATTAAAACTAATACCATTAACATTCTCCAGCTCCTGGTCCTCCATGAGTGTACCCCCCAAAAGGTACATAACGAGCAACGACCAGAGGGCATAACCTTTCTCATGGGGAACTTTAATCGAAAAAATACCCCCATTCTGATTTTTAGGATCCTCCCAAATAGGCTCTATACCCTTGCGCATGATAACCGAATCATTAATCTCCAAATTTAGACGCCCATCAGGATGTTTGACCTCCATCAGCTGGAGCAAATAGACCAGATCGTTCAGGGTGGAGAGCTCCGCCATATCAACATAAGGCTTGGTGGAGAACCCAGAATTTTTAACTATTTTTTTGAAAGCATATTTATTGTAAAGATAAAAAGTCCATATAGATGGTAATTGTGTATTCATATCCATAATTATTCATGGATATTATTTTTTATATTTTTACCGGCCAAAATGAAAAATGAGATCAATATGGAAACAATTGTACTAGTGTCCAGATTGGAGGCCGCCAAACGTTCTAGGCGGGCCAATTTGACGATTAGTTGGGCATGGCAGGCCTTTAGTTTGGGATTGATTATAGTATGGTAGGCAATTTGTTCCAATAATTGTCCTATAATGATATTGTGCCGGTTGACGGAACGCTCTATCCGGACTATTAGTTTCGGAAGATTGATGGCATCGGGATCGTCCAGAACGAGCATTAATTTTTTAAAGATACGCTGGTTCATTTTGGGAGTATATTGTCCCGTAAAATAATAGATATTTTTGAGGCGGACCGTTCGGCCGGGTATAGTTAGGCTAATCCGCTGTAATAGATTGATGGCCGTACGTAGGTCCCCGTGTGCGGTCCGTGCTATATACCATAGGGCCCTACGGGTTATCCGGACGGACTCGGCGGAAACGATCAACCTAAGACGTGACATCATGTCCTTGGTAGGAATGGGTAGAAAACGAAAAATAGTACATCTGGACTGGAGCGCCCTATTAATCTTGTCCAGGTCGTTACACACTAGACAAAAACGTGTCGTCTGGCTATTTTTTTCGATAGTTTGGCGGAGCATCCCTTGGGCCTCTAGTGTCATGGCATCGATCTCGTCCAACAGGACCATCTTGAAAAGATGACGTATCTTATTGGGAAGATAAATATTGTTCTTACTGGTCACAAAATTTTTTACTTTGGTACGTACTGTCTCGATACCCCTTTCACAGGAGGCGTTTAGCTGGAGGAACATATAGTCTAGATATTTTCCGTAAAGTTTTAGGGCCAGACAAATGATCAAGGTGGTCTTGCCCGTACCTGGTGGGCCAAAAAAAAGCAGATGGGGTAAACTTTTCAGGGCCACAAATTTTTCGAGCACCCTGATAATCTCCCCATGGCCCACAATGTTCTCCAATTTCCGGGGACGAAATTTTTCTATCCAGGGTAATGTTTCAGTACAAAGCATTTTCTACTAATGATATTAAAATAATTTCATATGTTAAAATTTAATATTTTCAATGATTTATTGGATGTTTATTTTTTTTCCCTTACATATTATTTTCTACATCCTATTAATATGGGTCCGTTTGGCATCTTGGTCCAGAATGATCTTTTTTAGATGTGTTACCGATCTTATCTATGTTTATCGGTACGATTCCGGGTCGGGCCGGTTCCAACGTGTCCGTGTTCCTGGAAAAGAGTTAGAACTCTACTATATTTGGGTGGCCAATCGTTATGGTAACCATCATCTGGCCTTTTGGGGTGGAAAAGATGAACTCCAACAGGTCCGCCGGCTAATGTATGCCCCGGCGCCTACAGTACGGAGGAATACGATCGTCCTACTGGACAAGACTGGTAAAGCGGTCGACTATCCTTTGGAACTTTTGGACAACTATTATGCCTGGGCCCAGGAAGTACGCCGGAACATGTCCTCCATAAAGGTCCTCATGGACCTGGAAAAAATTTTGCCCATTCTAGGGATCGAGGCCGATCGTATCCGAATCATTACCCCCAGTTTCACCACCCTGCTCCTCAGGACGTCAGGAACCTCCCTAGAGATTTTATACCAAGAATAAAATTGAAATTGGGCACCATTATTTAAAACTTATCCCCTATAAATAGATATGGAAATAACCGAACAGATTACCCGGGTAGACTTTAGCATCTATGGCAACCAAGAAATCCTGCGCCAGTCTGCTATCGGTGATCCCCAGGGTATTAACCTGGCAGAAACCTATAACAATGGTGTACCGGTTCCCCAAGGAGTCTGTGACAGGAGGCTCGGTGTTATTGAAAGTCGCCAGAGGTGTGCCACCTGTGGCGAGACCGGCTACTACTGTCCGGGCCATTTTGGCCATAT